TCCGACCGACGTCTCCGACTCGCTGATCCCTCTCGGCTGGATCGAGCGCGCCAAGGCCCGGTGGGAGCAGACGATCAAGAATCTTCACAACCACCATGGGCCGGAGTGCTGTCTCGGCGTCGACGTCGCGAGGTTCGGAACGGATCATACCGTCTTCTACCACGGGTTCCGAAACCACTACTGGGCGGACCTCGACAGGCAGGGGCAGGACCTCATGGAGACCGCCGGGCACATCAAGAGGCGGACGGACGACGGGATACCGTCGACCCAGGTCCGGGTCGACGATACCGGCCTCGGCGGCGGTGTAACCGACCGGCTCCGAGAGCAGCGGTGCCGCGTGACTGCGATCAACTTCGGCTCGAAGGCGAAGGACGAGGAGCATTTCCAGAACGCGCGGACGGAGATGTACTTCAACCTCCGCGAGCGGTTCCGCTTGGGCGAGATCGCTATAGACCCGAACGACCGGGAACTCGTCCGCGACCTCTCCGTTATCAAGATGAAGCAGCTCTCCAACGGGCAAGTAAAGATCGAGGATAAGGCGGAGCAGAAGCGGAAGCTAGGCTACTCCCCCGACCGCGCGGACGCGCTGGCCCTCGCGGCGTTGCCACAGGGCCTCGCGCTCGACCTCGAGACCGGATCTATCCCGGCGCGCGGGCTCCTCGAGTTCTACCAGTCGATGACGGAGGCCAAGGAGAAGGCGGAGGCGAAGGGCGGGAAGAGAGAACCCGTCGCGGCGCGGCCCGCCTCCGAGATCCCCGGCTCGGACGTATTGCTAGGAGGCAGGGCGTGAGCATCTTCGACCGTATCGCCGGGGTCTTCAAGAACATCGGTCCCGTCCGCAAGCCCGCGGGCGTCCCGCCGCAGGTACAGTCCCTTCCAGAGCCGCGCCAGGGCGGGGTCGCGCGAGTCCCGGTCAACGTCCGGGCGGGGACGAATACCTCTTCGGTGCCGGGGTCGGAGCAGTTCTCGGATGATCCGTTTATGGGACCGGCGGAGCCGATCCTTCCGAAGGACGGGAACGCCGCGCCGAGGCGGGCTCAGTACCAGCCGGGGTACAACCTTCAGATGTCGCCCCGGTCGACGGAGGCGGTTACCTTCGCGCAGCTACGCTCGCTCTCGGAGTACTCCATCGTCCGCATCGCCATCGAACACGTCAAGGAGGCGATCAAGTCCCACGAGTGGGATATCACGACGGACGACGACTACGACCCGGAAGGATACCAGCAGGATATCCGGGCGGTCAAGTGCTTCCTCGAGAAGCCCGACCGCGTCCTCTCCTGGGACGAATGGCTCGGACAGCTCGTCGAGGAAGTCCTCTCCATCGACGCGCTCTCGATCTATAAGCATCGGACGTATGGAGGGGAACTCCACTCGCTCGAGATTATCGACGGGGCGACGATCAAGCCTCTAATCGACTCGCGGGGATTTACGCCGGTCCCGCCCGCCCCGGCCTATCAGCAGTTCCTCTACGGGCTACCGAAGTCGTGGTATACGAGCGAGGAGCTGATCTACGCCCCCCGCAATCGGCGGGCGAACAAGTTCTACGGTCTCGGCCCGGTGGAGCAGATAGTCTTGAAGGTCAACGAGGGAATCCGTCGCGATTTTTATAACTTGGCCCAGTTCTCGGACGGGAATACGCCCGCGGGTATCGCGACCCTTCCGAAAGAGTGGTCGATGGAGCAGATCAAGCAGTTCGATGAGTACTTCAACTCGATCCTGGCGGGCAACTTCCAGAGGCGCTCGAAGCTGTTCTTCGGACCAGAAGGGCTTAGGATCGAGAAGTTCCATGACGACGAAGTGTTCGGCCTCTTCAACAAGTACGACGAGTGGCTCGCCCGGATCGTCTGCTTCACGTTCGGTATCTCGCCGGTCCCGTTCGTCGCCATGACGAACCGAGCGGTGGCCCAGGAACTCGGGGACGTAGAGGCCGAGGGCGGGGTGGCGTCCATCAAGATGTTCATCGAGCGCCTGATGAACAACGTTATCGACCTCGACTTCCGGCTCCCACATCTCCGATTCAACTGGGTAACGGATCGCTCCCGCCTTCAAGAGAAGCGGGTCAAGAAGAACACGGAGTACGTCAAGACGGGGATCTTCACCATCAACGAGGTCCGACTCGAGGAGGGCCTCGACGAGATCCCCGGCGGGGAGACGCCGTACTTCAACGGGCAGCCTCTAGGGATGGCCGCGGCCCCCACTCCCGCCCCGGCCTCGGCCGCTGGCGCGCCCGTCGGGCCTCCCGGCGCGGACGACAAGCCCGCACGGCCGGTCCTCCCGGACGGCTCCCGGCCCGTCCTCAACTCGGCCGCGGCGGCTTGGAGGAAGTGCGCCGTCGAGGAGTTAGGCAAGTGGGAGCGGTACGCCCTCAAGCGGTACGACGAGGGCAAGCTCGGCGAGGCCGCCGCCTTCGAGTCGGATTTCCTTCCGCCGGAGGAGGAGAACATCCTCCGCAAGGGCCTTGCCAAGGCCCGTACGAAGGATCAAGTGAAGCACCTCTTCGATACGCGCCGGGCGAACGTCCGGGCCCTTCGTCTCGAGCCCGCGAGTCCCGGAGATATCGCTGGTCACGTCGGGCCTATGCGTAGTATCCTTCGGGAGATCCTCCTCGACAAGGCGTACGAAGTGGTAGGCGAGAGCGCGAAGGTTGCGGCGTCGGGGCCTAGCGTCGGCGGCGTGGTAGAGGCCATGAGAAAACTCAGGGGGTAGCGATGCTGACCGAGGACTACGACCTCGCCCAGGAGATCCGGGCGACGATCCAGAAGGAAGTCGCGACGTACACGGCGGCGCTCCACCGTCGCATCGAGGCGCTCGAGGGGGTCATCGCGAAGATGGCCGCGGAGCCTCGGGTCGAGGTCATCAACAAAATCCCGGAGGCCCCCGCGCCCCTCGTCGTCCCGGTCGTCAGGGATGGCGTGGCGAAGGCGGCCTCGCCCGCCCCTCCTCCCTGGAAGGAGGTCCGCGTCGTCCGCGACTCCGACGGGAATTTCGCGGGTCTCCGCCGAGTCGAGTAGGCCATGGGAATCAAGCATAGCTTCTCTTCCCCGAAGTCGGACGGGGCGGACCCGACCCTCGTCCGTCCGTCCAACTGGAACGCCGATCACACCATCAACGGCGACGTGAACGTCGGCGGCTTCAAGCTGACTAGCGTCGGGGCTCCGGTCGATCCGACCGACGCGGCCAGGAAGTCGGACGTAGACGCCGCCTCGAACGCGGCGAGCGCGGCGGAGGCCCACGCGAACGCGGCAAGCGCCGCGGCGACGAGCGCGGACTCTCACGCCGCCGCTGCCTCGGCCGCCGCCGCGAGCGTAGACGCGCGCCTGAACAACGTCTCCGGCCAGTCCGTCGGGGGTAGTGTCAAGGGGGTGCAGTCCGCGATCAACGCGCTACGAGACCGCGTCTCCGCCAACTCGGGGGGCGGGGCGAGCGTTACGTCGAACGAACTCTCGAACGAAGCCTCGATCCGGGCCGCGAGCGTTCAGACCGCGTCGGCAGCGGCAACCTCGGCAGATGCTCACGCGAACGCAGCCTCGGCCGCCGCGACCTCGGTAGATGGCCGGGTCAATTCGGTTCGGGACGCCCTATCGAATGCCGTATCGAACGAGGCATCGGCCCGCGCGGTATCCGTACAGACGGCGTCCGCGGCGGCAACCTCCGCCGATGGTCACGCCAATACGGCAAGCGCGGCCGCAACGTCCGCCGACGCCCACGCAGCTACCGCTTCCGCCGCTGCTACCTCGGTCGACGCCCGCCTAAACTCCGTCTCCACCCAATCGGCGGGCGGCTCCGTCAAGGGTCTACAATCCGCCTTCAACGCCCTTCGGGATAGGATCTCGGCGAATTCGGGGGCCGTGGGCGGAGGGTCCGTCACGTCGGCGGAGGTTCAGGTAGCGAGCGCGGCGGCGACGAGTGCCGACGCTCACGCGGCGACGGCTTCGGCGGCGGCGACGAGTGCCGACGCTCACGCGAATACGGCGAGTGCCGCCGCTACGTCGGTCGACGGCCGAGTCGCATCCCTCTCCGCGGTCTTCGCTTCCGTCTCGGCCCGGTCGGTCGGGGTCTCCGCGAAGGGAGTGCAGAGCGCGATCAACGCCCTATCGAATACGTGGTCGAACGAGGCGAGCGTCAGGGCGGCTTCGGTCCAGACCGCGAGCGCGGCGGCGACTTCTGCGGACGCCCACGCGAACACGGCCTCGGCAGCAGCGACATCCGCGGACGCACACGCGGCTACGGCATCGGCCGCGGCTACGTCGGCGGACGCCCATGCGAACGCCGCTTCCGCGGCGGCTACGTCCGTCGACGGCCGGGTAGCCTCCCTCTCGGCGGTTTTCGCCTCGATCTCCGCGCGCTCCGTCGGCGGATCGGTCAAGGGAATCCAGTCGGCGATAAACGCCCTCTCGTCTAAGATCGTCGCGTCGACGGGGTCGAACTACGCCTCGGTTGCGTCCCAGGGCGCGAGCGCGGCGAGTCACTACGCGTCGGTGGCAAGTCAAGCGGCCTCGGTGGCGAGCGCGGCGGCAGCGGCGGTACAAGTCCAAGTCCGCGCGAAGCAGGTTACTACCGGGATGTCGACCGCCGCGGATATCGCCTCCTTGACGATCTCGACCTCGGCGGGAGGGATTTACGAATACCACGGACAGCTCCTCGTTTCCGCTACGACGAGCCAACCCTATCGCGTCAACCTGACCGGCACGGGGCTGGGCGTCATCGGCGGCAGAGCGATGGGAGCGATATCCATCGCGAACGGCGCAAACGGCATGATCTCGACGATAGGCGCGGGCGGATACTGGAACGCCTCCGGCCAGGTCTTCTCGGCGACGGTCGGAGCGACGGCCGGAATTCGGCCCGTCTTCGTCGATGGAATCATCAACGCCTCCGCGAACGGATTGATTATCCTTCAGGCGGCGACGTCGACGGGGCAACTCATGGCGGTCCTGCCCGGCTCCTACGTCCGCGCCTACAAAGTCGGATAGAAAAGGAGGGAGAATCCGTGGAGATTCAGATTCCCGACGGAATCAACAAGAGATCGGACAAGGTACTCGACGCGACGGCGGCCCAGAAGGTCTCGTACTGTATTCCCGATTGGCTACGGGACGAGCAGGTCCGCGCGAATATCAGGAAAGTCAAGGAGCGTCTCGAGCCCGGTCCCGACAGAACAGACCCAATTGCCATCGTCTGCGCCGGTCCCTCGCTCAACGATACGTGGGAGAAGATCCGCGACTTCAAGTACATCATCTCGATGTCGATCTCCGGTAAGTTCCTGATCGAGCGCGGGATCATCCCTACGTGGCATACGGCGGTCGACCCGAGGGCGACGACGGTCGACCACATCGGGAAGCCCCACCCGGACGTCGAGTATCTAATCTCCTCGAACTGCCACCCGTCCGTCATCGACCACCTGAAAGGCCACAAGATCCGCCTTTGGCACGTCTTCTCGAATCAGGAGGACGCGCTCCGAGTTCTTCCGTTCGGGGAACATCTCCTCTTCGGCGGCCTCAACGTTGGCCTCCGGTCGCTCGTCATCGCGGCCATTCTCGGTTTCAAGGATCTTCACGTCTTCGGTCTCGACGGGAACTACGGGAAGACCGGGGCTCACGCGGCGGCTCACTGCGAGCAGGCAAAGGACGTCTTCAGGCTCGACTACGACGGCGTTACCTACTGGACCACGCCCGCATTCCTCGAGGCGGCGAGGCAGACGCTCCACGAGTTGAACCAGCTGCCCGAGGACGTCAAGGTCACGTTTCACGGGGATGGGCTGACTCAGCATATGGTTCGCAACCACAAGCGGGAGAAGCCGAAGAAGGGGGCACCGCTCCTCGCCTTCCTCAAGCTCCCCGTGATCTCGGAGAAGCTCCGCGAACTCAACGCGGAACTACATCGGGAGAACTACGCCTACGGCATCGGCGGAGGAAAGTACGCCGAGACCGTCCTCAAGATCGCAAAGGCGATCAAGACCGAGTCCATTCTCGATTACGGCTGCGGGAAAGGGCTCCTCGCAAAGTCGCTCCCGTTCCCTATCTGGGAGTACGACCCGGCGATTCCTGGGAAAGACGAGTCCCCGCGTCCCGCCGACCTCGTCGTCTGTACCGACGTCCTCGAACACGTCGAGCAGGAGAACCTGGGGCCGGTACTCCTCGATATCGCTCGGTGTATCAAGAAGACCGGATTCCTAGCGATCCACATAGGCCCCGCCAAGAAGACCTACTCGGACGGACGGAACGCCCACCTGACCCAGCAGACCCCGGAATGGTGGGAGAGGACGCTAGATAACGTCTTCAGGGTAACGAAGGTCGGGGAGGAGAAGGCCGCCGACGGGAAGGTCGTCGAGGTCCGGTTCGTCGTCTCGAACAAGCCGAAGCTCGGACCCTCGAAGGTATCGACGAAGGCCGCGGCACTTCCGGCAAGGAAGCCGGACGGTTCCCTCACGGTAGTAATCGGAGGCGCGAGGAAGGACCGCATCCCCGCCCTCGTTGCGGAGTACTCGCTACGGAAGAACGCGACGTGCCCGCTCAAGGTCATCCAGACCTGGGACAAGAAGCTCCCGACTCGACCCTGCCCGACCGGGTTCTCATTCGTCCGCTTCCAAGTCTCGGAACTCTGCGGCTACACCGGCCGCGGGATGTATATGGACTCCGATATGATCGTCTACGGGGACGTCGCAGAACTCGCCAGGCTCGATATGGGCGGGAAGAAGGTCGTCCG